TATTACGTGAAGCATATATATGAGAAACGGAATCGACCCACAAACGAAAAATGGCGTTTTGCCTGGACAAAACCCATGGGAATTAGCATACAAATATGAGTATGTATCAGACGTAGAGGTGATCGTATTCAACGAGCAAGGAAATGATGTATTGACGGTCGTATTACGTGAAGCATATCCTACGTTTGTTGGTGATGTGCAGTTGAATTGGGGAGACACTAATAACATTGCAAGAATACCCGTTACAATGACTGTGTACGATTGGTATAATATTGATCAAACATTTGATAGAACTGACGATGCTCAAAACATTCGATTTGGAAATAGACCCGCAACACAAACACCAGGTCAAAGAACTATACAACCTCCTGCAGGTCGTGGGGGTCGATAACTTTAATATTAACTTTTGGAGATTACAATGGCACTACCTAAATTGACACACCCTATGTTTGATGTGATTATTCCTTCATCAAAAAAGAAAATTAAGATTCGCCCAATGCTTGTTAAAGAAGAAAAAATTCTTCTTATGGCAAAAACAGGTGAAGATGCAAACGAAATTTTGACTGCTGTAAAGCAAGTCGTTAACAATTGTATTGTAGATGCAGACGTTGACGTTGAAAAGTTAACCTTATTTGACATTGAGTATTTGTTTGTCAAGATTCGTTCTTTCTCTGTTAGCAGTATTAGCAAAGTTTCATACCGTGACAACGAAGACAATAAGGTTTATGATTTTGATGTTGATCTTGAAAAGGTAGAAGTTCGTTTCCCGGAAAAGGTAGAGAAGAACTTCCCTATTAATGAAAATACAGGCATACTCATGAAGTATCCCGATGCTTCACTATACTCAAACAAAGAGTTTCTAGAAAGCAAACCCGAAAATATTCTTGATCAGTTGATTATCAATTGTATTGATAAGATCTATGTCGATGATGAAATGATTGATCCGAAGAAATATCCGAAAAACGAACTAGAAGAATTTGTACAAAACCTAGATGTTACGACTTACGAAAAGTTGAGAGGTTTCTTTAGCAATTTGCCATCTCTTTACTATAAGATTACATACAAGAATGAAAATGGCAACGAGCGTAACATTGAAATGACTTCGCTGACCGATTTTTTTACGCTACGCTAACGCATAATACTCTAGAAAACTACTATGAGGTAGTTTTTGCGTTAGTGCAGCACCATAAATATTCGTTAACTGATGTTGAAAATATGATACCTTTCGAGCGTGACATATATGTAGAAATGTTGAGAAAATATTTAGAAGAGCTACAAGAAAAACAGAAAGCTAATTACTAATGGCACGTACAAAAGGTTCAGGCGGCGGTAGAAGAGGGGGAAACGGAAAACCACCCGAAAAGCCACCAGGAAAAGAAAAATTAGGTGATCGACTAACTAGGTACGCTATGTACGGTCAAATGTACAACGACCGTGGATCAAACATGACTATGGGTCAGCGTGCTGGCGGCGCAGTATTCAATGCGTTAGAACAAGGTACCTTAGGAAGAATGGGTATGCTCGGTGGCGCTATTTCTGCTGGCATTCATAGTAAAAAACCTGGTGGTGCAACCGAAGGAGGGTCCGGTGTTGACACACAGACAATCCCGTTTCAGCAGATCAAAGGTGATGATATTGTTTCGGCGATTAATCAATCGACTCGCCAAGTAGTAACAGGCTTGAATGCTGTTAACACTACTATGGGTAGAGGATTGAATAGCCTACGTGACGGTATTCAGGCTCAATCACAAGCTTTAAATTCTATAGTCGGCGCAAATGAAGATGTAGCAATTCAAATGCGTGAAATGATGGAAGCCCTAAACAAAATGGGGTATGACCGTGGTGGAAGCGAAAAAAATAATTTTACAAATGCAGGATTTATAGGAAGTCAACCTTCTGATGCATCTAGACAAAATAATGATAGTCTTTTACAAGATATGGTGCAGGGAGCGATAATATCTAGCTTAACAGGTGCGCTATCACGAATTGCACCACTAATAACTTCTGCTATAGTTCCTTTGATGGGAGGTGCGATAACACACTTCCTTGATCAGGATGCATCCAAAGCAGGAAATAGTATTGTTGGTAGTTGGATAAACGAAAATATACCTGGTGCTGCTAATGTAGATGATTTCATATTTAAAATGTCAGGTGGATATGTTGGAACAGATATTAATGACCCAAGATATTCATGGAATAAAAATAAAGATGCGACACAAGCAAATAAACCTGGCGCTGTAAATCCTAATAAGTCAAGAGCAGACGCAATATTAAACCCTTCAATTTCATCGAAGGCAACACCTGGGTTAACGGCGTCAGGTGGCGAATTAACTTCTGATGAAATAAATCAGTTGTTTAAGATTGCTCCAGTAGGAACTAGTGATGCAGACCTTATGGCTCTCGCTGAAAAAACGTTCCCGGGTAGAAAATATAATACGTTAAAGGCTAGAATAAAGCAATTACAACAATTAATGCAGCCCGGACCACAGTCAGGTTTGAACACAAATAAAGGTGTTCAAGTAGCATCTCTCGATCCGTCAATAGGACTAAGTTCAGGTAGTTATTTGGCAAATAGACAGGCAGGAAAAGATAATACGTCTGAATCTAAACTAAAAGCACAAGAAGCAATAGCAGAAGAAGCTGCAAGTAAAAACATAACACAAAGCATATCAGTTAATGCTAAAGATTTATTCTATAAAGCAGACAAGATAACATTCAATACTGATACACTAGAATTTAAAGTGGGTGCATCGAGTGCAACATCGGGTGGAACTGCTGGGTTTGGTAGCTTCGGTGGTGGCGGGCCTAGTGGTGCCGGGTTCTCAGGACCCGTTTCAGGAACAACCGCACAAGTTATGGCGACAATTAGAAAGCGTGAATCCGGAGGAAACTATCAAGCACAAAGTAAATCATCTAGTGCTTCTGGTGCATACCAATTCATAGATTCTACATGGCAATCATTAACGAAGAAGTTTGGTGTTGGGACACAATACAAAAGAGCTGCAGATGCACCGCCTGAAGTTCAGGACAAAGTTGCACAGGCATATGTAGATGATATTTTAAAGAGAAACAATGGTGATGTTTCAAAGGTTCCGCTTGAATGGTATACAGGAAACTCACAGGGTAAAATGTCTGCAGCTGCAATTGCAGCTAATAATGGACTAACGGCTGAAGCATATCAATCTAAATGGATGAATGATTTCAATCAAATTGCAGGATCTGCAGCATCACCTATGCAATCTAGTGTTGGTGGTAGCGGACTTCAAGGTCCTGACACACCTCTACCTACAGCGTATCAAAATGCTAGTGGGACGACAGGATCTGGTCAAGATTTAGCGGGTCAAGCATTGAGTGCTTCAGGATCCGTAGAAGTAGCTAAAAAAATGCTTGGCATGAATGAGAATAGAGACTATCAGCAATTACAAAATTTCTTAAATCAATACAGCGGAACACCACCTCTGCCTATAAATTCAAAAAGCGGTCCTTGGTGTGCTAAATTTGTTAATGGTGTTTTGGGTTCACAAGGACTTCCTGGATCTGGCTCAAATATGGCTAAAAGCTTTTTAAATTATGGAGGAACAGTATTTGATAGAGCAACAGGTCAAGGTGATCCCAAGCAAGCTCAACCAGGTGATATTGCCATATTCAATAGAGCTGGAGGCGGATCCGGCTCTGGTCACGTCGCTTTCATAGAATCAGTATCAGGTGAAACTATAAACGTAATTGGTGGTAATCAGAGTGATGGTGCTGGTGGAGGTGTTACTAGAAGAGGAAGAAAAATGAGCGAGGTTGTAGGCATTCGCCGACCTGGTTCGTCCGGACAAGTTGCACAAAATGCACAAATTCCTTCTGCTTCAGGAGGGATTGCTGGTGCACCCGGAGCATCACCTATGGGGGGATCACCCGTATCTAGCGGGTCGGGTATGGGAATAGGATCACTAGGAGGAATGATGAGTAGCAGTCCTTTAGGTGCTATGATGGGTGCGTTAGGCGGAGCTATGGGAGGAGGGAATCCTGTTGCAAGTATGATGGGTGCGTTAGGTGGTGGTGGTTCACCATTCGGTATGGTCGGAAGTCTTATGGGTACACTATTGGGTGCATTGTCTAGTTCAACTAGCATGTCTGCAGCAACGCCGAGAAGCGGTCCTGTTACAACTAATATAATGAATAACACCAAACAAGGATCGGATAGTACGGGTACAAACTTCCCGGATCCCAAGAGTCCTCTTCCAGCAATTGATTCTATGTTTGCTCGTCTATTTGACGGTTCAGCAATGTTCGGATAAAAGTAAAGGGTAGCATTTCTGCTACCCTTCGCTCGCCTGCTATTCTGACGATATTACTCGTCAGCGAGATTCTTAAAGAATGCCATTGTGTCATCATCGTCTTCTGCAAACGATTCTGCCATCTTAGGAGCGGGTGCTGCCTTTGCCTTAGGCGCAGGTGCCTCGTCATCCCACGGAGCACTGTCCTCTGCCTTCTTCGTGGCATTAGCACGAGCACCAGCAGCAGATCCATCAAGGCCCAAAACACGAGACAACTTTGCCTTCAGTTCGTCATACGACTTGAACTTCGAAGGATCAAGGAAATCCTGCAATGAATGTTCCTGCTTCCAAATCTTCTCGAGTGTTGCATCATCATCACTGATAGGTGCGGGAGATTCAAACTCACTCTTATCATAGTTACGATAGCCCTCGACCTGACGAATCTTCAACTTGAAGTTCGCACCCTCCCAAAGGTCGAATGGGTTCATTGGCTTTTCATCATCAAACTGAGGATTCATGGCCTCGTTGATCTTGTCGAAGATCTTCTTACCATACTTGTAAAGGAATACCTTACCCTCGTTGGCAGGATTTGCAGAATCCTTAACGACGAGAATATTTGAAATGAAATTGAGACGACGCTTCTGATCACGTACCTGCTTACGAGCGGGCGATGCATCATCAGTCGTAGAATTCCACAACTGAGAGTTATACTCGGACACAGGATCCTGCTTACCGAGAGTGGTCAGAGAGTTTTCGATATACCAAAGACCCGTAGGACCCTTGAACCCGTGCTCAAAGATACGAACGAAAGGCATGTCCTCGCCTTCAGGCGGCGGAAGGAAACGAATGGTCGCCATACCATTGCCTGCCTTATCAACCGTAGGTTTCCAGAAACGAGAATCCTCGTCTGAACCCTGCGACTGTGTATTGAGTTTGGAAAGTTCTTTGGTAAGAGCGTCGAGTGACGACTGGCGAGATTGCTTAAGAGCAGCGAAAGATGTAGTCATGTATATTCTCCGTATGTTTTGTATATTGCGTATGATTTGTATGAACCGGGCAACTGTATAATCGCTGACCGATACATTATATATGTTATATCACACCGATTTAAAATGATCAAGCAAAATATTTTTCATCTTCGTTCGATCATATTGTAAGAAGGGTTTATACTTCACTAATTTATGAGACAAATCTTTCCAAACAATATCGTCTGACATATGTTTCTGCCAGTGTGAAAAGCAGCGTACAACGTCAATGAGTATGACAAGCGTTTCAATGGTTATGCGCTTGCTCAAATACAACTTTAGTGCATGTGGATGTTGTCCATCCTTGACTATGAAGTTGCTATCAAAATCATCTAACAACTGATCAATATCGTTTTGAAAAATATATGTTAGCGACTGTATTCGCTTTGACCAGTTTAGATAGTTTGACTGTGCGACCTCATTATATGCAAGATCGCCAATCCATGTCTTGTCCGACTCAATGAAATTTGCCACAAGAAAATGTTTTGGATCCTTGTGTTTTGCTAATTTCATAAAGAAGATTTTGTCTTTACGTTGATTGAATGTTGCAGGATTTGCTGCTCGCATTTTACCATTGTACTTGAAGTAGTCGTAGGACTTGCTTGTAAAATGATTCTTTAAAGCAACGTAATCCTTGAATACGTCAAATGCGTTCATATAGGTAACCGAGCACTCTTTTTCATGAAGTTTAGATTTTCTGCTTCGTACTGTATCTTTGATCTTAATACAGCGTTGCGTCTAATCAGTTCACCTGCAAATTCAATCTCTAATCCGTTTTTCTCACACCAGAGAATAACCGCTTCCATATATTCTATTTGTTTGTCGTTGACTATCTTTTCTATTTCAGCGGGAAATTCGGAGTTCAATTGAATGGGCACTAAATATTCCATCTTATTTCGTAGTCAAAGAAAAAACTTGGCCAGGTTCAACATCAAAGTCATAATTCATAACACGCTCGCCATCTTTTTTCCACGACTTAACATTAATTTCATTAACACCCGCAGGTACTGTCCATTTAGCACTGTTACGATTGATTGCAGCACGAGCAACACCTATCGTCACACATGCACTCATGATACCCAACGGGAATCCTAGCATTGTACGTCTATTCATCTTTTCGATCATTCCTTTTCATAAATTCTTCCATGTATCCTTGCATGAATTGCTCGAATAGCTTTGGATAATCTAACATAAGCTCACAATAAAATCTACCGAAATCTTTAGAATGGTTGTAAAGAAGATCCTTCAATATCTTTTCGTTGTATTGCCAACTGTACATCTTAGTCCCACAATGCTTGATAGTATTTGCCGAAGAGACGAAAGCCGTTGCTGATACGTTTTTGAATGGCATTACGTTCGTCAAGCTTTTCTTCGTTCCATCCTTCGCCATCACGGCGCCAAATTACCATATCCCAATCTTCATCAAGCTCTTTTTCAAAGGCATAGATCATTTCTTCCATGACCCACTCCCAACGCTTATGATGATTGCTATCGGTATCCCATTCATTTTCTTTTGGTTCGGCCACAGTAGAGCGAAGATGCTCAGGCACATCCTCATCGTCAACATATGGCGAACCATGCTTACACTCTTTCAACTGCTTAAGCATAGGAAGAGCAATAAGAGCAAGAGTATGATCCATATTCCAGGTATCATACTTGTCAATACGAACCTGAACCTTACGCTTCTTCTTGGAGTCGACCCAATCACAAAACTTACTAAGCCATGTACGGGCAAGAAGATCACCAAGTTTAGTTATACGGTCATCTTCACTGTCCATCCAGAACAGAATCTTCTCTGCGATTTGATATGGTCCTATCCAGTTACGATATGGGCCGATATTAACCTTCATACTTTTTTATTTCCTCATCAAGGAGATCACGTATGCGCTTGAGCCTTTTATAAAGACCTTCGTGTACAAACCCATCATGTCTTTGATCATTAAGCATAAGAATCAATTCACGTACTTCGTTTTCTAGATAATCCGCTTCGGTCACATTCGTACCCGTCCTCTATCAAGATGTTTAAATCCGTGTTCACGATCTAGGAACTTGTAATCAATCTTTACAGGTTCAAATGTTCTTAGTTTATCAAAAACAATATTAATGTCGAGTGCACCGCAGGTGTAAACATCTAACTGCATCAATCCCGGAGACCCTTCATCCCATACATGCATAGCAACGTGACTCGTTTCGATAATACAGACACCCGTGAATCCACGATTGCCTTCCTTGTCAAGATATGTCACATAAGGTCCTTTTAGAATCTTCATTCCGATAGAATCAATTAGATTCATGAACCATTGTACCATATACTCCTCCTCGTGAGGACCAGGAGGGTTTGCTATTTCAGCACGTATTATGAGATGCTTATGCTCCAACATTGCATGAGGTACTCCTCTAATTTAGTTTATTGTTTACCTTTTCTTCCGTAGTTACCTCTAAGGCACCCACATCATCATAATAAATGTAGACAGGGGTTAGTCCCAACTTTGATATGTCTAACCCCTGCATTAGTATTTTATGAAAACTTGAGTCGGGTCCCAATAACAGAGATGCTTCTTTGAGAATCTCTTCACTAATTATGTGTTTCATGGGACCCTCTCAAATTATTCTAGACGGAGCTTCTGTACAGCAACAGCAGCGTTAATACCTGTCTGCAACTGAACGCTCAAAGGCTGCAATGCAACAGTATTGTCGAACCCACCAACAAGTGCGTTAGCGCCAGCGCCAACAGCGACTGATGCCTCGACGTTACCACCAATGTAGGTACCGGCAATGCCGTGCTCATTGTCTGAGTTTCCTGCGGCAAAAACTGCCCATACAAGAGTCTTAGATCCTGTATAACCGACATCTACACCAAGCTTAGTGATATGCCCGTCATATGTTTCGATATGCCCATCAGTTCCCTTGAATACACAGCTAACTGACTTCTTGGAACCTAGGATAAGACCCCAACCGCCATCAACGTCACAAGTGAGGACGCCAAGCTTAACAGGGGCAGCAGATGCGCTGACAGTCATAAGACCAAGTGCGATAGCAGCAGCGCCAATAACATTCTTAAAGTTCATTATTTACTCCTTGTTAGATACAAATTCATTTAGCTTCGTTGCGAGGCTAATGATTTCATCAGAAGATATAGTAGGCAGTGTAGGATATGAAATAACGGCTACCCTATTGCCCCTCTGAGCTTCAATGATATTAAGCTCACGAATTGTCTGCCAATCGTTTTCAAGACGATTGCGCTCGGCATACATATTTTCTGATAGAATTGATTGTGCCATCGATAAAAGTTCGAGGCGAATTTCGAATGGTGTCTTAGACATAATTTATCCTTTGTGTTTGTTATGTGTTTGGTGAGGGGATTCTGTTTCCAAGCTCCCCTCGGGCTCATGCATTAGCGTTGCAAATTCCTAAAATGGGATAAACCCACTATTAGGCAGCAAGGGCCATGCGAGGTGCAAAGTTATCGTTTGCATTTAGAGTTTTGCGCTTATACGTAGTCGCCTACGACTATCTCCAGTCAACTATTCTACACTCAGTCGATCCTAGTTCGCCCCCATCAAAGACACACCAGCTTGCAAGACTCCTAATAACCCCACGGGTACGCCGCTATTATTAGGTAGTGTGTCTTTGGTGGAGGCGCCGGGTACTGCCCCCGGGTCCTCAGTGTCTTTCGTTTTCCTTCAACGATAATTACTTAAGCCATTTTAGGTGTGCTTCGGCATGCACTTTGCCCATAGTAGCAACATCAACTAGAATGGTGACTTTAACATTCGTTTCTGGTATAATGAACTCTTCTAATTTCGTCAATTTCATTAGCATATCTTATTTATAGCATATTACTATTTAATTGTCAAGCGTTAGGATGCCTAACCATGTTGCCTTCTGAATCTATCTTAATCATCTTCTTTTCATGTAAGAGACCAACAGTTATGGTCGTGCCAGCTAAAACACCTTTACGGTATCTATACTCTGACCACAACCCAGCAGCAATAGCAAAAGCGGCGAGCATCCAGTATTCTAGAAACATGAGTTAATCCTTTGTATATTCTTTTTGATAAAGATACTTGTATGCGTTTTCGCCAAACATGCATTGGGCTAGACGTAATGCTTCTTCATATGTCTCTGAATGAAATCTGACAAATTTAACCCTGCCATTCCAGAAGTATGGCACCATGTAAACAATCTTGGTTTTATCAGGTTTGCTTGTCATACATGTATTTATTAGATCTCAATGATCTCGTCAAAGCCCTCATCAAGAGTAGGCTTCTCAATCATCTCAACCATCACATCGATCACATGTGCAGGGACTGTCTTATCCTTACGAGACGCAAGACGCTTATCAAGATCATCGGGCACCTTGAAGTAGACGGCGACCTTACGATAGTCAGAAGGAATCTTAGCCAACTTCTCTGCACGAGATTTCTTAGAAATATTAGTCTGATCCCAATAGATGTTATCGCCAGCCTCAATCGCTCGCTCGATCTCTTGGTACATTACCTTCTCAGCGAACTTGATAACAAGAGGAAAGGCCTCAGTATAAGTCATATCATACAGGTCAGCAATCTCATCAATCACGTAGTCACTACCGACCGTATAATCCTTAAGAGTAAGCTTTCGATTGCCAACCCAGGTCGTCTTACCCGATCCCGGAACACCAACCATCATATAAAGTGTAGGCATTTAAGTTCTCCTCAATTCCAACATATCTTCTAGAATATCTTTCAGTGGACCAGGCATCATCGTATTGAGATTTTTCGTGATTCTGTTAATCAAGAAAACTCTCTTAGCTTCTTGCAACCCACATTCATTGTCAATTCTATATTGTTTAATCCATTTAATATCTGCTTCAGTATATGGAATCATTTAAATCTCCACATCTACATATTCGTTTTCACCAACGCACTGAAACTTTGTACCAAAAAGTGTCAGATCACGGGTCTGATGCCAGTGCCCGAAGAACCACATCTCAGGTTTATGCATCTCCCACATAGCCTGCAATGCTTCGCCGGTGCGTGTCTTATGCTGCCTGTATCCATCACGAGACACAAACATCTCCCAAGCGATTGCTGTAGGACAGTCATGAGTAAACATGACTCGAGGTTTGGCAGTGCAATAGACGTCTAACAAGTCATAGAGTTCTTTACTAGACAATTCTTCATCCCGCCACCAATCCTTGCCCTCAGTACGCAACTCATGATCGATAGACCACGCACCACCGATAAACATCTTATCGTCTTCTACAGCCCCATCAGCAATGTATCCGGGCATAGTCTTGCACATAGCAGGATCATCATGGTTACCACGGATGAAGCGGTGACCAGTATGAACTCTCATCCAATCCCTAACAGACTCATGCCAATAAGGAGTAAAGAACCCGATACCAAAGTCACCAACCTGGATTGAGTGCTCAGGCGGCACGGGATCACCCATATGACGAGTGCGACCCACACCGAGGTTATAGAACGAATACTCGTTGAAGTTTCCGTGGATATCACCTACGA